GTTTGCTACGGCTCTACCTGCAGTATCACTTACAAGTCTTACAGTAGCTGTAACTTCTGTCGTATGTATGTTAGCTAAAATTAAACCGAGAACAACTGTAGTTGTACTACTAGCTGCAGTATATACTACATACGGAGTTCCACTACTCGCTGGTTCGGCTGCAAAATTAACTACTTTAAAAGTATTCGCCATTCTATCTTTCCTTTGTTATCCTAATGCAATCGCTAAAGCTGTAGCGTTATCATCTGTTAATGTGGTCAGGACACTAACGTCCATTCGTTTAAGTGTTCCACCATCACTTACTAGTAGTTCATCATCCGTAGCTAAACCTGAAGTTAATGCAGTCTGCCCTGAGATTACATTATCATTTAGCATAGAGCCTTCTACTGCATCTGCAGCTATCGTTACAGCCCCTGTGTTAGCTATGGTAACGTCACCACTTACCGCTACCTCTTGATAACTAGTGCCATCAGCTACTAGTATCTTCGTAGATGTAACGTCAGGCATGATAAGTTGACCGCCTAGAGTTACGTTACCTGTCAGAGTAGATGTACCTGACACATCTAAGTTACCATTTAGATCTACTGTAGTAGCAGCAATCTGTATCTCAGTATCTGCTACAATGTCTAGCTGTCCATCTGTTGATGAATGTAGATATAGTCCTGTATCTCTAAACTGTATCTTATTATCAGTGCCTACGGTTGTTGTAGCATCTATGCTTACAGCACCGTCAATGTCTACTACGTCTAAGTTTGCTGTACCATCTACATCTATATTACCTGAGATGTCAAGAGAACCAGCTTGTAATGCACCGTCAGTGACTGATATGTTTCCTGTTGCAGATCCTGTAGCTGTTGTTGTACCTAATACAAATGTATCTGCACTTTCATCCCACATAAAGATAGCATTGTCACCTGTTGAACCTCGTTCAATAACAAGACCACTATCGTTAGAGTTAGATGTTGCACCGTTGTTTAGTTCAATTAGGTTATCTGACACTACCATGTTAGTTGTGCTAACAGTTGTTGTGTCACCATTTACAGTTAAGTCACCTGTTACAGTAACATTATCAGCAAAAACTACATCGTCTGTACCAGTTGGAATACGCATAACAGTAGTGTCAGCGTCATTCTTAATTGTCACATCGTTGGTTGAACCTTGACCTGTAAGTATAAGTCCTTCTGCTGCAGTGTAACCTATTGCTGCATTATCACCTGAAGATGTATCTCCTGTAGCTTCTAGTGTACCACCAGTAATTACACCTGTTGTTGTAATAGCTGATGAGCCAGTGTCTATTGTGCCAAACCCAGATGTAATAGACCCTGAGTTTAATGCACCCGTTGTAACAATATTACCGCCACCAACATTGTGACTAGAGAAGTATGTAGACACAGTATCTACGTTAGTCATACGCATTGTGCCAGCGTCATTTATGAGGATACCGTCACCTGAAGCTACGGCAGTTGTGCCTCTTGATGTACCACCATCAATTAAGTTAATCTCTGCTGCAGTTGCGGATACTGCTGTACTACCTAAAGTAAGCTGTCCATCAGGAACAATAAGTCCTGCTGCACCGTTGAAGATCAAGTCATCTGCTGATGTATCCCAAGTTAGGTTAGCTGATGCTGTATCACCGTAGAGTATAACATCGTAGCCTTGGTCATCAGCACCAATAGTAAGTGTAGCATCTAACTGTACTGCACCATCAATATCTACAGCATCTAAATTAGTTGTGCCGTCAATGTCAACATTACCTGATATGTCTAATGAAGCTGCGGCTATCTCACCACTAACATCTACTGCACCGTTTATATCTATGGTTGTAGCATTTATTTCAATCTCTGTGTCAGATACTAAGTCAAGTACACCATCTGCTGATTGATGTATGTATGTACCGCTATCACCAAATTGTAATTGTCTAGTACTATTAAGTAGTATACCAGTGTCAGCAACGTGTGTCAAGGTGACATCTTGATCTGTACCTAAATAAATTACGCCACCATCAGCTAAGAATAAATCACCAAACTCAAGTGAAGTTGTACCTAATGTAGCACCATCTGATGTTCCGGGTACAAATGCTGTAGTAGCTGTAATCGTTGTACCTTTAACGGTAGTTGCACTAGATGCACCAATTGTTGCACCATCAACTGTACCACCATTTATGTCAGCAGTGTCAGCTACAAGGGCATCTGTCGTCACTGTTCCGTCAAAGTAAGCGTCTTTAAACTCTAAAGAAGAAGTACCTAAATCTATATCGTTATCTGTTACAGGAACAATAGAGCCATTATTAAAGGTAACTTGGCCTGTTCCACCATTAGCAAAAGTAATAACATCTGACCCACTAAAGGTAATACTAGTATCTGTATCTCCATCACCAGATATACTGTCTAACTGTATGTTACCTGCGTTAGTAAAGTTTGAGTCACTTAAATCAAATGTACCTGTAACGTCTAAGTTACCACCCACAGACAAGTTACCTGATATATCTACAAGGCCATTAATGTCTATAGTTGTTGCAGCTATCTGTATTTCTGTATCAGCTACGAGATCTAGTTGACCGTCAGCAGATGAGTTAATGTATATGGCTGTATCACGGAACTGTATCTTTTCAGTAGAAGCAATAAGTATGTCATCAGAAAACTCAAAGTAGTCCTCGTCTTCCATCCATTTAAGTACACCGTCATTAGTCTCACCGTCAAAGGTAATCGTAATGTCTGTACCTGCAGTAGCTGCACCAAAGGTAAGTGTGTTACCTAATAGCTTCGTTATTGGTCCACCTTCTGCAGCAGTGCCATCATGCGTGTGTCCTGAACTGGCAGCAAATGCCGCTAATAACTGATTGAACTCGTCATTAGTGTGTGCGGCTGTTATAACATCTCCGTCAGTGTACGTAGACTGTCTTGTGTATGTGTCACCCATTTATCGTCTTGCTCCTAATTGATATTCTAGCTGAAACCCTTTTAGTGAATAGGGTGCAGTCTGCCCACCGTCATGTACTTTTAATGCAACAGCAAACCCTGAACCTTCTACTGGTTGTCTAACTAAAGGTTGTGAAGCACCTGCATAGATAGGTACACCATATGTAGATGTACCATAAATCGCAACAACTTCAGTTGAATCTAAAGCATATGCTGCAGGTCTAGCTGAGTCAGGGTCTTCATAGTCGTATCGTAATAATAAATCTGCATCTATTGAAGCTTCAGGTTTATAGTTAAGTATAACCCTCTGCATATGTTTTCGTATTCCGGGGTCATTAAATGTTAAGTCAGGACTTCTGTATCTTCCAAATATAATTTCTCCGTCAAAAGTATTACCTGACTCTTGCCTATATATATAACCATTCGAGTATGCACCGTGTAAAACTATTACATTACCTTCGTCTACAAGGCTGTCAGTACAAGCAGGTCGTATACCTTTTATCTCTGAAAACTCAAACTGTTGTCCTTTTAAAACACAGATAACACCTTTAGTTTGGTTTTCAGCAGTACCGCTTTTAGTAAAAAATATTCTGTATTGTGTTTTTTCTGGTATAACAACTGAGTCAAACTCTGATGCACTAGATAAGTTATCATTAAAGATAGACTGCACATTAGAACTAATTGTACCTAACTCAACGTCACCGATTCTAGCAGTACCAGCAATAGTTCGTAATCCATCTGGGCCTAAGAATATTAAGTCACCAGCAAATTCCTGTATTGTATCTCCGTTTACACAACCAATGTTTCTTGTAACTGCTGTCACTGCAAAGTCAGAACTTGTTGATCCTGTTAATTTAAATATACGTGTTTCACAAAAAATAAATAAATCATCACGGAAAACTTTTAATCCCACTACAGTATCGTCAACTTTTAAACTACCTGCTCCTGAACCACTACTAAATGCATCTTCATCAAATGGCTGGCTAAATATAACTTCTTGTTTAGTAGTTGATTTACCTGCATAAAACATATGGTTCTTAAATGATGTTACAAACTTAGAACCAGAAACAGAACTTTCACTTACATCTGTAGCAGCTAATGATGAGTTAAATACTGTAGGTGCATTAGCTCCATCAACAACAACTATCTTATCTGTGCCGTCAAAGTTAAATCTTTCAAATCTATATTTATCTGCACTCGTTCTACCTGAGTCTCTAGATGTCCAACTAGAACCACCCGGAGTTGCACTGTAAATACTTGTACCCCTAGCTGCTAATACTACATCACCAAAGGAAGCAACCATTAATACTTTTTCTGATGCAGAAGAAGTGTAAGGTACTACAGCACTGACGTACTTAGAAAAACCATTTATTCTTCGGTAGCCACCTTCAATGTCAGGCTCAAAGTTACGTAGCTCTAACGCCTCACCGGGTTGCATCAAAAACGTAGATTTGTTTAAAACTAATCCACCTTCACAGTTAAATGCTGATGGCTGTAGTTGAGACTGATCAGGCATTAATTAACTCGTAATACTGTTTTTGAATTTCCTACATAACCTGTTGAAGGTATATATGTAGATCTTAAATACTCAAATCTATTGACTAATAGACTTTGCATATTTTTTATACCTTGTTCAAATCTTTCAAAGTTTATTCCATACTGTTGTAGCTCACCTCTGTATTGATAAACTAAAGCAGTTGCACCGTCTATTATTACAGGTGCAAATCTATCAGGTATAGTTGTTGTGTCTCCATGTGCATCCATGTCTGTAGGAAATGTAAAGAAGTCATACTTTATACTAAAAGATTTATCAGGGTAAGGAAACAATAAATAATTATTATCTGGTGTTCTTACTACATGAGTTGGCACACCACCTCTGTCAAACTGTGCAACTGTAACTCCACTTGCTATAGATGCTGCTGTAGTACTGTTAGCCCCTCTAGTGCATCCAGTAAATGTTGTACTAGAACCAATAGCAGTGTATGAGATTTGCTCATTGCCTACAAACAATGTACCTGCACTGTCATAACCTGATGTGCTTGTAACAGTTATAGTAGTTACACTGTCCGTATGCGTAGTGCTTGTAGTTGTAGTGCTTATTTCATCTTCTTGGTCAATAGATTTACTTATGTAATCATTGTAGTTTAAGATAGAAAGTTGGCCTCCACTAACTGCCAAGTCACTATCTTTTACTATTCTAAATGTATTGTAGTCTACAACTTTAGCTGTTGTAGGTATTGAATATCTAACAACACCAGCAGTAAGTGTTTGTGTTTTTGTGTCGTGGTTAAATGGGTAGTTGTATTCTCTTTGATTTATGTAACGTACTGCTTCGTTAATGGCATTTTTAACTTGTTTTTGAATGCCTCTAGCAGAACTAAAAGTTGAACTAGTTAATTCAACTTCATTTAATCTTGTAAGTACGCTATTAGTTAAAGTTAAATATGTTTCTGCCATTTAAAATTCTTTCACTATTATAAAGTTGGAGAGGCCAGATTAGCCTAGCCTCCCCATTTATTATATTATGCTAATGTGTCTCTATCGACTTCATTAGCTGATGAGCTTCCTTGTTCGGAAACGTCCATCAATAGAGCGTAAACTCTAAGTTTACCTGCTGAGAAGGTAGCACCGTCACCTGCAAAAGTTAGGTCTAGTGTGTCTGCTGAAGACAGAACAACTTCTGCTGAAGGTGTAACGCTTGGAGCATATGCCAAGTCTGACGCACCATCAATATCAAATGCTGTAACATATTCGTCAGCGTCTGCTGCACCCAATGTTATAGTAGCATTTGTACCTGTGTTCATTGTTGCAGATTCTACAACTTGAACACCAGCATGAAGGATATGAGTATTCGCTGGTAGTGTAATACATTGTACTACGTCACCAGAAGAACAATCAATAGCCTGTGCAGTCAGGTCAATACTTAACTCAACTTGATAAGGCATACGGCCTCTGTTGGAGTTACCTGTTGCAGGAAGTAAAAGTGATGTTATAGTAGCCATTTTTTAATCTCCCCTTATGCTGCGTTATATTTGGCAGTAACGATGGCTTCAGGACGAAGTATCTTTCTACCATATAAGTGCATACCACGAACAATGTCAGCAAAGCTGTCAGGATCACGATATGATTCGGTTTTGTTGATCTGCTCTGCAGTAGCAACAGCAGAATCATGTCCAGCTACAATTACACCGTAGTTAGCAATTTGGTTCGCTGTACCAGAAGTACCCGGACCTGTACCAACTGCAGGTAAGTTGCTTGAACTATATACTCTGAAACCGCCTAAGTTGTTAACAACTAGACCATTACGTATACTTCCTGATGCTCCGAAGTCTGCATTGTGAAGACGAGAATCTTCATCACGCAACATCTCCATGAACACTGGATCTACAACTAACCAACGTCCACCTGAATCAACTTGCTGTTGATCAAGTAGTCTAGCCATACGAGACACAACCATCATTGGTGAGGCTGTAGCTGTTGGCAAGGATGTTGCACCCGGCATACGTGGAGTCAGAGGAATCGAGTGAGTCCCTGCTGAACTAGTAGTAATGTTACCAAAACTACCTTTTATTAGTTTCATGCTGGAAAGAAGTTCATCTGTTCCTGCAGTTGAAACTGCCACAGAACCATTTACAGTTGCGTTAACTGTGTCTGGTGATCCGTGAATCGCTGATTGTTTAAAACCTGATAAGTAGCCCAATACATCTTGGTCGTACTGGTCAGCCAAACGATATGCTGCTCTATCAGAAGCAAGTTGCATAAAGTTTACGTGGCTGTGTGCCTCTTCAATGTCGTCAATCTTAAAAGCAAAGTAGTTTGATTTGTCGATTGTCAACGAGAAGTCCTCATCGTCAAGGTCTTGTGGTAGAATAGTTGTACCACGAGCATATGCCTTAACTGAGATTTCAGGTTCTTT